GTACTGTCTAGCAGTCTCATCGTGACGAATCACTATGTCATCCCCTAAGATCATGTAACATCGCTTTGCTTGTCGCTGGGAAAGTCCAGCTCTTAGCGCGGCAATGAAGATAATCATATGGTGTGACAAAGTGAAAATGGGTCAAGAGGAGTAAGCTCCCATTGGTTGACCAGCCCTATATTTATAGCTGGATCCTTTGTGAGCAAACGGCTCCTGAACCATTAATTCCTTTCATGCCGTAGCCACTGATTCTCCAACAAGCAACCTTAGTAAACGCCATTGAATTTCAATGGGGAACCTATCGGTTGCAGCGGTTAAATCAAGACTATGGAATGACTGATCAGTCTTAGTATTTGCAAAATCATCTAAAAGACGTCCTTGGTCATAGGTACAATCTCCTGGGAGCCTTCTAAGAATGGAGAAAACTCCATCATGAAGGGGCCTTAAGGCAGATTGAGATCAATAATCAAGGATGGCAAATACTCTGCTTTTAGCCTCACGGTCATTTTTAATACTAAGTTTTCTCAGTCTCTTTGGAGAGACTCGGAAATAACTAAGTAATAATTGAAACCTAGGTTGGTCTATGGAGGTTAACAATCTTCATAGAGGAGCGTCTGGTTTATAAAAATGTTTAAGACTTTCCAATATAGGTGAGTCTTTTAACATTACTAAATCAGCTAACGCCCCTTGCAGACCCGGTCCGTTAGGACCGGCTTTGACTGATCAATGGTATTTCGTTCACTGGTGAGATAACTTAGGACGGGCTAAAGACTGCCAAAATCTAGCAATTTCGTAATCCGAAATGGAATTATTACTGAAATTACTAGGTTTGGTTATAGTCTCAAAATCCACTGGAGTACCTCCTAGGATCGCTCTAGATAACGTTAACAATGTTAACGATCATCTAACTGATCAAGGGCAACCAGCCTCGATTCTGTCTCTTAGACCTCTGGGTAAAACCACTGGTAAAAGAACTTTGTCTTGGCGAATTCCCTCGATCAGGAGCGGTCTTCCGGATATGAATCTCGTCACGGCTAGTCTCTGGAGCTTGAAAACTCTAGAGACTTCCACATTCCCTCTAGCGAGTAGGGACTCAAATTGATCCATAACGGATCGTATTGATTCCTTTCTCATCTCTAGAGGGAGAGTTATAAAATAGATTGAACAAACTCAAAGAATCACTCTTTGAAGTTGTTTAATATTAAATATAGTGACGACTTCGGTGTTTAAAGCCGCCTTTACGGTAACTTTGAGCTGCTGAAGCATATCCGGCTACTAAGAGGGGGGTGTCAACCCCGACCTAGTGGCTCTATTGGGGAGAGTGATTTCCCCCACTGAAGTTAATCAGTGGGCCAGGATTTCAACTTTCCACAGCCTCGTTCAAAGTTGGCAGATCAATGATCCTTCGGATCCAGGCACTGGAGCCTGAGTCTACGAGAAGACCCTCGGTGGAATCCGATGCCTCACATATGTTAATAACGTAAGTTATTAACCTGCAGCAATGCAGGGGGTTATGTGAGAGCTATCC